TCCAAACTCTTTCATAAAATCAGTCAACGGGTCTTTGTTATCTTGACGCACCGTTCGTATATAGTAATCATTATGACGAGGATGTATCCCACTAGCAGTATTAGTAAGCTGACTAACAGTACCGCTAGGCTTGACGCAAGTGATTGCACTGCTAGCATTAATTCCGAGCTTATCAGCCCAAGTTTCATTCGTATAGACTGCAACATTTTTCATCTCCTTCAGCCATTTTTTAGTTGTGTCTTTGCATGTACTAAGAGTTTGATGATCCATTATACCAGTCAACGATACTCCAAGTAGTGCTTCTTCTTCAGTATTCTTTTTCCAAGATGATCTTAAGTATCTAAAATCGGTCAGTGTAGCTTGCATAGTTCCTATGATAGTAGCAACTTCTACTTTTTTCTTAAGATCCTTAAGAGTATCTTTAGGTCGTATTATGACCTCAGATAAATTACAAAATTGATTAGGTCTAAGTACAATCTCAGAACATGGATTAGTGCCAAACTCCCAGTCAGTATCTCTACGTTCAGGAGAGAACTTCTTAGCGGCAGTTCTATTGAATATACCACGCTCCCCAGAATGACTAAGATATAAAGCTTGCCACTCAGACATAAACTGAGCCATATCGGGGGTCTCAGTGTAACAGGCTGAATTATTAGCTAACGCCCTCTGTCCGTTCAATTCCCACCAATTGCCAGACTTAGCTATTCTCATTCTGTCATCACTAAGGTTAGATAAAGAAATCAGTGCAGACCTCCTTACTCCCCCTACTACGACTATGTCTCCTACCTTACAGCATATATCATGGCACTCTATGCTTGTAAGTTTTCTTCCCCTAGCATTTGTAAAAGTATTAACAGTGAACTTAAACAATTCTTCCAACGGAGCAGGCCCCGAGGAACGCCCTCCAAAGGTCTTTAATCTCGCTCCTGCGGGACGAACTTTTGAAACGTCCCACGAGGGTATCCTGCCAGAATAAAGCAGGGATATAAGCTCTCTGTAGGCGCTAGCCCATCCCATTTTTGAGTCAGTTACGTGCACTACAGTATTAGTATCATGAAATTCTTCAGATACCTGTGGTAATTGACTGATAAATTGTCTTTCCACACTGAACCCTACGCCAGTTCCACACATTAAAACATACATTATTTCATCAAATGCTCTTTGGTTATCTATAGGAAGATAGCTACAATTAAAGCCAGCTACGTTATCTTTGTCCAATGCTTTACCAGCAGTCATTAAACATCTCATGGATGGCATAACTTCTAGTTTTAGAATAGCCTCTCTTACCATAGATAAATCAAATTCATTATTAAATCTTTCAGTAAAAAAATTTACGTATCTGTCTACAGTCTCTTCCCACGTTTCTCTTCTTCTATTATCAGGTAAATACCTTGCGTATCTACTTAAATGTATAAACTGCTGATACTCATTCGGTAGGTTCATACTTGGCCAACTCCTCTCCTAAATATTTTATAAATTCTTCGGTTCTTTCTTCTTCTGGAACATTATTTTTCAGCCACGTAGCAGCAACCACTACATCTTCATTATTTAATTGAGCAAACACTTGCGCTTTTCTTCTTGGTAAAAAGGTTCTATCTATATTATCTTTCATATTATACTCCTTTGTTAATTAAACATTGATAAACTATTTCTCCAACCATTGTATAGTAATCTGATATGTTCAAGGCAGCATCCATTTGCTCAACCCAAATGCTTACGTACTGTGGGGGTGCTCCATCTTGATTTAATTTTATAACTAAATCTTCTATAATTTTTGTTTTTGATTCTCCTTCCTGATGTTTCTGCCAAGAATGACCAAATATAGCACCTTTTAAGGCACATTGCAAGTCTATACTATTAAATCCTGCGGGTGTGCTTGGAGCATTAAAAACTAAACTCGTTAACAACAAAAATGTATTCATAAGTAATCCTCTTTAACTCTATCTATAGAGTGTTGAGTTATGTCAATAGTTCCATGACCCGTGTGAGTTAACATAACTAATCCTGCCCACCAGTCGCAAGTAGCTTCATTCCCTTCCATGTACTCAGGCATATAGTCTGCATACCATCCAACATTACAAGATTGTATTAATGGAGCTACAGTATCATCACCATTAATCCTTTTCATAGTATGAACACCAAATCTATGGGTGTGTCCAAATACTATTGAAGTATCGTGCGTTTCAGTGGCTCTCTTAGCAACATATTCTCCGCTTATGGGTTGATTAACTCTTCTATTCATAGGTGCGTGTGTAAACGCTGTGCCATCAATGTACACATAATGTCTATATTCTACTATATCCCACTTGTCTTTACCAGCTCCAACAAAATCTGTCTCAGGTATAAACCCACTAAGTTCAGGTTTATCTAAAGTATATCTCCAAGTCCTAAGCTCGTGGTTTCCTAATAACCAATATCTATTAGGATTATACTTTTTAGTTTTCCATCTTGACTGTTTTGTCCATAAGTTGCGTATGGGTTTCATTATCTTTTCATACGCTTCTATGCCTGAATCTATATCATCTTTTAATCTTTTACCCTCTTTCATTAGAGGTTTATTGTTGTCAAAGAAGTTTATAGAATCTAGATTCATAAAGTCTCCTATTTGTACTATATTGTCAGGTTTATTTTCGACAATGAAGTTTCCAAGAGCTTCGAATCTATCCTTGTTATATTCAGGACCATCGTGAGCATCAGGAATCACCAGGGTCGTAGCATATTTCCTCATATTCATTTTCCTCATAATCTAAGTTAAGTTCTCCACGTAAGTAGAGACTGTTTAATATGTCATAAGCCATGAGCACGGATACAACTGCATGTTCTCCACATTCATGGCATTCAGCCATTTCATTATCTAATCCTTTTTCAGATTTACTGCCACATCTAAAACAGTAATAGATTTCTTCTTCTCTCTTATCCATTCCTTAGGTACTTCTGTAAAAGAATACTTAAAGTTATGTCGTATGCACCATTCTGAGTATCTAGTCTTAGAAGTTTTATGCAATTTGTTATCATACTTAAACACAAACCTAATGTCTAAACTAGGTTGTTGCTCCTTTATTAATAAATGTTTTGCTCTGTCGTAAGAAGTAAATCTTCCTTTTCCCTCGATTATAATTCCATTAGGCAGAACCCAATCAGGCTTATATGTGTGAACTTTATAAAATGGTATTATAAGTTTTTCATATCTAGCTCTGGTTCCCTTTAGCTTTTTAGCAATTTCTTCTTCAAATTTTGACCTATATTTGATAGCCATTTCTCTCTACCTTTTAAGTATTTTCTAAGTTGGTTTGCGTGCTTCAACTCTTCTATGTCCTTTACGTTAGTTTTGCTGACACCTCTCCAAAGTCTTTCTATTCCAGCTTTATCTAAGGTATCTTGCACATCATTATCAGATGTATGTTCTATTTTCTTTTTCATACTTGTAAATAAAGATATATTACGTAAGAAAAACACCATAGTATTACACCTATAGTTGCGTAACAAAAAAGTGTAGCTAAAATTTCTTCAAGTTTGTTGTTCATCTTTTCTTGCTCCTAAAGTTATTAATTGTCTAGTCTCTTCTAAAATTTCGCTCCAAACCATGCCATATTCATTACATTTTTGAATACCTTTTTCAGTCTGAGAAAAAAAATGTTCATACTCTTCTTTGATAGATTGCTCATAATCTTCTATAGACTCGCACCATTCTAAGCACTTCTCGGCTCCTACTGGACCAAGTCCAGGAATACCTTCTATGTTATCAGTAGAATCTCCAGTTAGTATTTGTATGTACTTACTGTGCACTGCTTGGTCAGGGGACACTTCATACAATATATCTTTTACCCAGTTGTAATGCCATCCAGATATCTGGTCTAAATCTTTATCAGTGCTTACAATACAAGTATCGCTACCTTGTAAGTCTGCTAGAATATCGTCTGCCTCAAGATGCTCTTCTTCTTTAGCTTTCCATACGGTTTTTAAATATTCTTTTATTTCATTATACCAGTGAGGTTTGTGAGAAGGGTCTCTGTTGCCCTTGTAAACTTTTATCGTAGCTACGTCATCTCTAAAATTGAGAGAACTGCTTAGATAAACTTCCATCTCAACATCATTAAACCTTTTGGACAAATAGCTTTGTACTTCTGTTAGTACCGTCTTTACGTTATTCAAAGCATTTTCAACAGGCTCAATAACAGTATCAACAACAACAGAAAACTCAACGTTATTCTGCCCATTCTCTTTTTTCCAAGCAAGCATGTCTTTCTTGTACTTAAACTTAGGAATCTCTCCCAAGTAAGAGGGTAAAGATAAATTATATACTTTACTTTGCGCAGCAAAGCCACACCTGTAAAGGATAATATCTCCGTCTATTAGAGCTTTCATGTTAATTAATTAAAATCTCTGATTCTTTTTCTGTTTCTTTAATTTGCTTGGAGTCAAATTTCTTTCTCCAATCATCTAAAGTAGCTTGCATTTCATGCAAACCTTCATATCCTTGTACTAAAAAAGGTACTTCAGCTTCTACTACGTCTGTTTCTTTATTTACTATTGCATAAACTAAATGCCCGTTTGCTTTAGATGCAACTGACGCTTGTACGACTAACTTATAGTCTAACGTCTCATCAATGTATCTATTATTCATAATTTGTATCCTCTTCTTCTAAATCTTTATTTAGGTTGTCTAGAGAAGGAGCATCAAATGCTCCATCTCTTGCCGCAGTCGCTTCACCGTAGAATTTACGAGTAAACGCTTCTACTGCTTTCTCAACTATTTCAGATTTCTTCTTGGCATTAGCACCTAAGCTAATTGCTCCTGAAGTGATAAGTAAATCTACCATAGCAATGGCTCTCTGAAGACACGCTTCATATCTAATTTCTTTAGACCTTAGCTTATCTTCTTCTTCTTTCTTAGACCAATAGCCATCTCTTGATACAAAGACTGGCTCTGGTCCACCTGACTTAGTTATTGTTGCTCCAGCGGTACCACCAGTAGCTGTAGCCTTTCTAGGCGCTACTTGTTCTTTCATGTTGGTGTTCTCTGATGCATCTATTACTTCCACTGTTTTTAAATCCATGTTTTTATAGATTCCTTTTTCAGTGTATACAAACTTAATGGTATTACCTTCCTTAAAAGGTAGTTTATTTACATCAAAGCCAGCACCATACCAAGCACCACTTATTGATGCCGATACTCCTCTGCCTGCTCTTATGGTCTCTACGACCCCTTCTGC